ATGACAAAGATGAAAAAAATGAGTATGATCAACACGAAGGATAAAATGAAAATATATAAAGTCGGCGGTGCCGTCAGAGATGGAATTTTAGGAATAAAAGCGCATGACAACGATTATGTTGTTGTGGGGGCATCGATTGAGGAAATGAAAAAGCTTGGTTTTTTAGCTGTCGGCAAGAATTTTCCTGTTTTTTTACATCCAAAAACACAAGAAGAATATGCTTTAGCACGAAAGGAAATCAAAACAGGTGATAAACATGGCGATTTTGAGTTTGTTTTTACGCCTGACGTAAGCTTAAAAGAAGATCTTGAAAGGCGGGATTTGACTTGTAATGCCATAGCGTTTGATGACATAACAGGAGAATATATCGATTATTTCGGAGGTATTGAAGATATCAAAAACAAAGTCTTAAAGTGCGTCAATGAAAAGCATTTCGTGGAAGATCCGTTAAGAGTTTTAAGGGTGTGCCGATTTAAAGCACAACTTGGTTTTGAAGTAGAAGAAAATACTTTAAGGCTATTAAAAACAATGGTTCAAAATGGAGCAATGCGGTATTTGACATCAGAGCGTGTCTTTGAAGAAGTTGTAAAAGCTTTGAGAGCTAAAGAAAGTTCTAAGTTTTTTGTTTTGATGCGTGAAATAGGAGCATTAAAAGAAGTGATGGAAGAAGTTGATGCTTTATTTGATGTGCCGGAGAAGGAAAGATATCATCCGGAAAGTAACACAGGTGGGCATGTGATGAGCGCGCTTGATGTTGCAAAAGATGAGCCGGCACTTGTAAAGTTTGGTGTTTTGACACATGATTTAGGCAAAGCTCTGACACCCAAAGAGCTTTTACCTTCACATCACGGACATGCCGAGCGTGCGGAAAAGCCGATTCGTGGTTTGTGCAACAGGTTGAAAGTGCCAAATGAGTGGAAAAATTTTGCCCTCTCTTGCGCGAAATTTCATATGCATTATTTTCAGATTTTTGAGATGCGTGCGGTTAAGATTTATGAATTGCTTAAAGGCTTAACAATCGGGCATCGTTCGTATTTAGAGGAATATATTAAAGTTTGTAGGGCGGATTTTGAAAGCTCAGCTTGTGAAAACAAAGGCTTGGAATATAAAAATTTTGAGTTGAAGGCTGAAATGTTGCGATTTGCCAAAGATGTCATTGATGAGATAAAAGCAAGCGATTTGAAAAATTTTGACAAGTTGCCGAGAAATGAGCGATTCGGAATGCTCTTGAGAGAATACAAGGTTGATATCCTAAAAGAAAAAATAAATGAATTTAAAAAAACACATAAAATCACTTCTCTCGCTAAATAAAGACAATGACGCAAAATGAAAAATATCAAGAAACCAAATCAGACAGATCTGGTTTTTTATAATTAGGACCTTTGAGAACTTTTCCGTCTTCACGCTTCAATGGTTTACCATTAACGAGCTTTGACATATTGCTTTGATGAACGCGTGTAAAAACCTCTTCCATCGGGATGCCGAGCGCTACGACCATACCACTTAAGACATATTGTAAATCAGCAAGCTCTTTGAACATTTTAAGTTTTGTCTCTTTATTGATTGTGCCAAATGAGTCGAGTTCAGCAAGAAGGGTGTTTATCTCGACGTTGAGCTCAGAAACTTCTTCATTAATTAATTTTTGACGCAGTTGTAAAAGAGGCGCAGTATAAGGCGCATCAATGGCCATTTCCATTGCCTGATGAAACTCTTTGACTTTCTCTTCATATTTGTTCATTTTTGTCTCCTGCACTGTTTAATAAATTATAAATGCGAAAACAAAGAGGGGCAAGAAAAGTTTAAGAGTTTTGCGCTTTTTGAAGGTTTTTAATTTGACATTCAAGTTCAATAAGTTTTTGTTGATGCTGTTTATAAAGCGACGAGAGATAATAACAGTCATTTGAAAGTTCGTTTATTTCAATGCATCTTTTTAAGATCTGCTTTTGCTCTAATAATTGTTGAAGTGTATTGTTCATATTTTCCTCCTATTAAGATATATATGATAAAAATATCACAAATCAAGAGGAAGATATAATATTTTTCTTTAAGAAAACTTTTCAACCTTAAAAGCAAAAATTACTTTACCAATAATAGTCACCTTTTTTAAAGGCAAGGTTATGGGCTTGTAGCTTGGATTGTCAGAAATTAGAAGACATTCAGAAGAGCTCAGCTTCTGGAGACGACGTACAATAAGACGATCAGCAACTAAAATGATATAAAGACCATCGGAAAGAAATTTATGAAAAGAGAAATCAGCCAAAACATAATCGCCGTCTTTTAGTGTTGGAGACATTGAATCACCTTCAACACGAAGCATTTTGACTAAATTTGCAGAAATTTGAGTGATGTTTGAGTATTCGGTATCGGGAAGAGAAAGAAATCCGATAGAAGTATTTGAAGAAAGTGCTGAAATCATCTCTATAAGCTGTGTTTTAGTCTTACCTGTCAAATCAGAGAAGGTCTTTGGAAGGTTAATATCTGTCAATTCTTGTTCCGAAACATCTAAAAGTTTTGCGAGTTTACGGCGTTGCTCCTCAGGCAAGCGCATTGGAGAGCCTTTGTTAATGTATTGGTGTAAATAAGCCTCGTTTTTGCCGATCGCAAGAGACAAAGAGCGGTAGTTTTTACCTTTTTCTTTAATTAAATTGTCAATATGTACACGTATTTGATCGATATTCATGTTTTTCTCCTAAAAAATACATAAGAAATATATCAAAATTTTTTTTGCTGTGCAAATGATATTTTTCCTATTGATTATATAATAAATATATTATATTTTTATCATAAAAATATAGGAGGAAAAATGGAAAAAACGATTTTAGAGAAATGGTATCGAAAAGGGTGGCTCAAGTATGGGCTTAAAACTTTTAATGCGTTGGACAGACTGACAGCAGGAAGGATCTTTTATCGGGATTATATAACAAGCCGAATTTTTTCAGTTGGGGTGATTGATCATGAAAGACCTGCTGTTGACGGTGGTATTTTCAAAAATACGGTTGAGAGCAAATTGGCTGCAAAAGATAAATTTTTAAAAGCCTATAAACTTGTTCCCCTTAAATATAGACCGATGGTCGAAAAAATTGTGCTTGAAAATAAAGATATTGATAAAATTCCTAATAAAACTGAAAAGAAAACACTTTGCGAGGCACTTGATTTTTTGGTGTGTTATTATGCGGAGAAGAAAAATGAATTATGAAGAAATGAGGGAAAAAATTTGTATTCAAAATTTGTTTAGAGCTGTTTTAATGTTAGCTGCAAAAGATGCCTTTGGCGTGAATGCTCAGGCAAAAAGAAGAATTAAGCTCAGAAAAGATGCTTTGGAGTTTTTTTCAGATGAAGCGGATTTAAGATTAGTTTGTGAGCTTGCAGATGTTCATTTTGAAGATATTACAAAAGTTGTTTCCATTAAAAACATCAAAAACAAAGAAAAATATAATAAAATTATAGCGTGCTTTTTTAAAAAATAGGATTTTTATCATTATAATACAAGTATTTAACGGTGTTATCCACAGGGCTTGACAGGATTTGAAAAATATGATATATCTAAAACATACTTAGAAAAGGATTTTGAGAAGAACACGGACAAGAGTGTTCTTTTTTATTTTATAAAAAATAAGAAGGTATACAGAGGAAATGAAGCAAAATGCACACCGAAGAGATATTTCGGCATATCGAAATGAGAAAGTTCAAAATTATTTAAGAAATCCGTGGCATGATGAGGATGATGAATGGTGGTATTGAAAAAGAGAAAAGCATGAGAAAATTTGTTTTGATATTAAGTTTGGTGTTGAGTTTTAGAGTTTTTGCAGAAGGTGTTCCTTAAAAATTTCAAAATCCGATATTTAATGATATTCTTTATAGCGGCGAAAATAAAAATTTTTCACATGATGTTAGAGTGACACTGACATCAATCACAGATTATGATGAGGAGGAAATGAAAGGGGGGTATGAATATCTGGCAGAAGATGAAAAAGGCTTTTTGCTCAAATGTGAATATCCGGATGATATGGCAGGACATACACTTTATGAGATGTTTTATGCACGATATTTGATAGATTTGAGAGATATCGGCGGTGAAAAAAAATGCAGTGTATGGCAATGTTCATTTGAAGTTAAAGACGGAATAATAGAGGCTTGGGGAGAAAATGCACCTATGCCGCATTATAGCAAAATAGATAACTGTGCAGGCGAAAAAGATGAGTGGAATGATTTTCCATCGGGCGGGCCAAAGATGAATTGTTTGGATGAATTGAAAGAACGAGGATGGGAAAAATACATTCCTGGAAAGTGGGTCAAGAAGGTGAACACTTGGCAATAACAAAATCAATTTAGTGCAATAAAAGAGATGCTTCTTAAAAGCGTCTTTTTTTTATTTAATTCTTAAAAGGGAGATAAAATGAACAGTATTTTAGAAATATGCCAGGAAGTGGCAGATATGACGGCGACACAAAGACCAGATGATTTGTTTGCAAGAAACATTCTTTCAAATGCGATTTTTTTATCGGTTGCAAAAAATGAGCTTGAAAGTTTAATGCGTTACGGGGATTGGCAAGTTTTGGTCAAAGAAGGAAGTTTTCAAACATTTGAAGGGAAAATTTTTTACCCGTTTGAGGAGATTTTGCCTGACTTTTATGCCATTGTTCACAATACAATTTATATCAAAGATGAAAGGGAACAGATTTTAGGCGCATTGACGGCGGAAGAATGGATGAAACAAAAATGTTTCGAATATTCATCTTCAAAAGTTAAATTTAGAATCGAAAACGGTGGATTTAAGTTTTCAGGACAAGTACCGAATGGGGTGAAAATTGTGTTTATGTATCGTTCAAACGGTATTTGCAGAGATGCAAAAAGTTATGAAATAAAAAGTACCCTGACAAAAAATACGGATGTACCGCTTTTTGACAAGTATATCGTTAAGCTTGGTATAACATGGCGCTGGCTGAAACGCAATGGTATGGATTATGAAGAAGAATATAACGAATATCAAAAGGAATTAAAAAAGAAATTCGGCTTGGAGCAAAATGTTCAAGATATCAAACTTGGAAGATTGCATGATTTTTCAGATGAAGTGTTGTTAAAAATATAAATAGAGGATGAAAAAATGAGCGAGGTTAAAAATTGGATTAAAAAAATTGAAACGGCCGAAAAAAAATATGCGGATTACTTTGAGTTAATCAAAGAAATCAGAAGCTATTACAGAAACGAAAAATCAAAGAACAAGCAAAATGTTTTTTGGGCAAGCATTGAGACCCTAAAACCATTTTTATACTTCAAACAACCAAAACCTTTTGTGCAACAAAAGGAAAAAACAGATTCATCTGTTGCAACAACGGCTTGTCGAATTTTGGAAAAGGCACTTGAGTGGGATTTGGAAAAATTTGATTTTGACAGTGTGATGAAATATGTGCGAAACGATTTTTTGCTACTTGGTTTCGGGGCGGCATATGAGCATTATGTACCGACATTCAAAAAATGTGTAATTAAAGATACGCAAGAAACAGTTGAAATTTTAGACGATGAAAAGGTTGAGACGGTTTATTTAAATCCGGAGGATTTTATTGCAGACAGCGATAAAGTAAGTGTATGGGAAGACTGCACATGGTTTGCGCGCAAGATGTTTATGACCTTAGAAGAAATTGAAGATCAATTTGGAAAAAATGCCATTCCCCTATCGGAAACAAAAGAAGATCAAAAGACGAAGTCTGTGTTGATTTATGAAATTTGGGACAAGACGAGCAAAAAAGTTTTATATGTAAGCAAAGAATATGACAAAGGATTTTTAAAAATTTCAGATAAGATGCCGGAAGTCACCGGCTTCTTTGCAATGCCGAAACCGCTTTTTGCCGGGCTGACAAATAATGGTTTGATTCCTGTGCCGGACTATGAACAATTAAAACCGTTGCTCGAAGAGTTGAGTGGTATTACAACACGTATGCAGCTGACCATGCAAGCAATCAAAGTTTCAGGAGCTTACGACAACAGTTTTCCTGAACTTGCCAATATTTTAAATAAAGATGTGACCCTTGTTGCACTTTCGGATTTTGAACGGTTAAAAGAAAACGGAGGCCTCAAAGGAGTAATTGATTTTGCACCGCTCGAACAATATGTGGGAGCTTTAGAGACCTTGGCTGCAAGGAGGCAAGATGTCATGAATCAAATTTATGAAATGACAGGGGTTTCAGATATCATGCGTGGCAATTCAGATAAGACTGAAACAGCAACAGCTGTGATTAAAAAAACAAATTTCGGAACACTTCGAAATCAAGACAGACAAAATGATATGCTTAAATTCATAACAGATTTGCTCAAAATCAAAGCAGAGATGATTTGTACATGTTTTAGCAAAAACAGATTAAAAGCTTTTGCAGGCGAAACAGCAAGTGAGCAAGATGTGGATCTAGCCATTGAAGTATTAAAAACAGACAAACTACGCGGTATGATTTTAGGAGTAGATACAGACACGGCCTTTATCAATGAAGAAAAATCTATCGGTGTTCAAAACACAATAGGGGCGATACATCAAACGATTGTCGGGGCTTTTGAAGCTGTGTCAAATCAGCCGTTGTTGCTACCTGTTTATCGGCAAATGATTGAAAATCTAACGGCAACTTTACCAAATGCCAGAATATACGGACCAGTGCTTCAAAGAGCTTTTTCTTTGATTGAAGAGGACTTAAATAGAAAAGAAAAAACGATTCCTGATATGGGAATACTCAGCTTGAAACAACAGGAGCAAAAAATGCTTTTGGACCATCAGATTAAAGAAAAAGAAGTCGCACTGAAAGAGGCAGAACTTGTTTTGAAAAAAAACGAACAGGAGAGAAAAGCTGTGCTCGAAGACAAAGAAATGGAATTACAGGCAGCGTTGAAAAACAAGGCGCTTGAAAGAGAAAAAAAGGCAGATGCGAATGTAACAACAGGGTATGTAAAAGGGTTTTAAGAGATGACAAGTGTGAGAGAAGATTTAGAAGAAGCGTTAAGAGAATATGAAGAAGAGGAAAGAAAAAGAAAATAGAGGCAAAGAGCTTTAGAGCTCTCCAAAGAAGCAGCAAAAGAGTTCGTCAAAGGCTCGGTTGGTTCAATGTATGATGTGGCAAACGGTGCAACCTTGGGCGGAGCTGAAAGATTAGATGAAAAATATTTGAATGGTATTAATAAATTACGCGAACAAGGGGGATATGACCCATTAAAACAACAAACATACATACCGGCAAATGTGGTTCGTAAATGGCATGAAAAAAGATTATCAGAAGGATATACACCTCAAGATATGAGTAATATTGCAAGCGATTTGTTTCAAAAAGGATCAAGAAATGTGACAGAAAGCAGATATCCACACATTCAGCAGGTTGTTAAGCCAAAAGAAAACGTATCGGATGTAGGGTATGTATCACAAAATCCGAATAACAGACAAACAGTCATTAAGAGCGTATATAAGAAAGATAATGAAAATATCATCAGGAATTTGTTGGAGGGGCGGCGCGATCCCTCATCAGTCATTCGCAGGTCAGAAAGCCCACGGTGCCAGCTCGCCTTTCTGCTCTTCAATAAACCCTACAAAACAACATAACACCGCTATCAACAAATGTCAACAGTAAGCATGAGGAATTGCTAAAAAGGCTACAGCGTGGGTGGTAAAAATCTAGAAAGTAAAAAATAAAGGAGAGAGATAATGTATAAAATGAGTAATCGACAGGTTAAATCTGCCGATTTTATTTTGCCAGCACCTGTTGGAGGACTGAATAAAAGAGATCCGTTGGTGAGTATGGAATTAACGGATGCTATTGAGATGGATAACTATATGCCATCCGAAAATTCGGTCGCTTTACGGGAAGGATATAGCAAATATGCAACGGTTGGTGAGTTTTCGGGCACAAAAAAAGTTGAAACACTTGTTTGCTATCACACGGCTTTAAAAGAAAAAATGTTGGCTGTTTTTGGCGGTAAAGCTTATGATGTTTCAACAGCAACACCGCAGGAATATGCAAATGTATCGTTTTCTAAAAGCAGATGCCAAACCGTGCAGTACCAAAACTATTTATTTTTTATGAACGGTGCGGATACGCCGAAAGTTTTTTATGTTGATGAAAATGATGTTGAGCATTTTGAGAATTGGGCCTTTACAGGCGAAGAGTTAGCTCAAAACAAGATTATCAATGGTGCTGTGAGCCACGAATTTTTATGGTTTATTGAAAAAAATTCAACACGTGCTTGGGTATCCAATACAGCAGGTTATATCTCAGGAACACTTGAGGCTTTTGATGTGGCACAGGTTTTAAAATGGGGGGGCAGTTTGATCGCTGCATTTAACTGGACTGTTGACGGCGGCGCAGGCATTGATGACTATACATGCTTGCTTTCATCCGAAGGGGAAGTTTTGATTTATAAGGGATATAATCCAAATGATGCAAACAATTGGAGTTTAATAGGTGCATACAAAATAAGCAAACCGATCGGGTATCAATGTGTGATGGCTTATCAGGGTGACGTGGTGATTATCACAGAGGACGGATATATGCCACTTTCAAGAGCGTTAAGTGCAAACAATGCCGTTACCGCAACCATGTCATTTTCAGATAAAATCAGGGGACTTGTGATGGAAAGGTCAGGACTTTATAAAAATTTGGAAGGTTGGCAAAGTCTGATTCACGGCAAAAAGGGATATGCCATTTTTAACGTACCGATAGGAAATGTTTTTGAACAGCACGTGATTAACATCAACACGGGGGCGTGGTGCAGGTGGACAAATATCAGATCTTTTTGTTGGTGTTTGTTTCGGGGAGATTTATATTTTGGTTCAGACAATAGCGTTTTTAAGTTTGGAGGAACTTATTCAGACAATGGGATGGCAATTGTCGGACATATTGAGCAGGCTTATTCAAATTTGGGAACGAATGCCATTAAGAAAATTCCGCTGATCAAGCCGAAAATTAAATCTTCAAAAGATTTTAAGCTCAAAATTTGGACGAATATGGATTATGACAGTGAGGATTTTGGCTATTACGTCAATATCGGTGAGGGTCTAGGTCAAACGGAATATTGGAACAAAATAAAGTGGAACGAGGCGCTGTGGCAATCCCAAAAAACAAGAAAAATGCAGGGACAATGGGTAGCTAATGCCGCAACAGGATTTAAGGCAAGCGTCGTATTTAAGACAAGTACGGCTGGAAACTTGATTGAATGGTTTGAAACAGGACTTCGTGTTGAAACGGGAACGGGTATTTTATAGGAGTTTTTGTCATGAAAGCAGTGATGGACAGAGTTTTGATAAAACTCGCAGATAAAGAAAAACAGGAAGGAAATGTGTTGTTGCCGGAAAATTTTGAGAAAACGCAAACCGTCGGAACGGTTTTAAGTGTCGGGCCTGACGTGCATGCTGTGAATGTCGGAGAGAAAGTTTTGTTTCATGCGTTTGATGAGTTGCCGACAATAGAACAAGATGTGGTGGCGGTTCGTGAAAATTCGCTTTTGGCGGTTTTTCAAGAAAAGGAAAACTAAAAGATGATAACTGGAACTTGCCGCCTGAGAAAGGACATCCTAGAGAAGACCATAATTGTAGGTGTTGGTGAAGAATGCAATGCTTGGGCAAAAAGAGTGGCCCATTCAATCAGATTCTAATTTATTAAGAGGTGTAACGCAATATATATCATTTGCAAAATCTGTATTTTGAGTATAACCTTCTCCAATATCAAAATCATTTTGAGTAATTCTTAAGCAATTTGGGGTTATTTGCTCGACTATTTTAAAAACCAAATATTGTTTAGGACCTTTTCCGTCCGGATTATGCCAATACAAATCACATAAAAGAGTTATATGATTTTGAGTGTTTTCAATGAGTTGACAATTTCCTGTCATAGCGACAAGACTATCATCTAATGACGTGCGGCTGTCAAAGGATGTTGGTGTGATATATGTTAGAGTAGAATGTCTGCTTAAAGGCCTTAAAGGTTTGTTAAAAACAGGATTAACGAATGTTTTTTGAGCAAAGCAGCCGTTGATAGAAAAAAGAATGTGAAAAGAAAGAAAAATCTTTCATGTAGCGACCTCTTATGGGATTCTACATAAGGTTTGTTAAGATAAAATGAAGAGTATTGAAACATGAAAAGAATAAGAACATTAAAGGAAACGTTGATTAAAATGTTAAACAAACAGGAAGTCAGAGAGCAGATTTGTGAGATGCTGATCAATGATGCAAAAAACGGGAATTTGAAGGCGATAGAGTTGATTAGAGATATTACAGGTGAAAAAAATAATCCAAGTTTAGCAAATATTGAGCAGGTCACAAATATCAAAATTGAGGTCATTGATGCAAAAGGAACTGACAATTAAAATTGCGCGTCCATTTTTACCACTTTTGAATGAAAAAAAACGCATTAAGTTCTTTTATGGAGGGCGAGGAGGGGGCAAGAGTTATGCGTTCGCAGACGCGCTTTTACTTTTAGGTTTGCAACAAAAACTCTTGATTGCATGTGTGCGCGAAATTCAAGAATCAATTAAGGATTCGGTGCATAGGTTGCTTTCAGATCGGATAAATTTTTACAAGCTTGATGAGTTTGATATTAAAGAAAGTGAAATTATAAATCGTGTTAATGGAACGCGATTTATTTTTAAAGGCCTGAGAAATCAAGACGTACAAAAAATAAAATCGCTTGAGGGGGTTGATATTGTTTGGATTGAAGAAGCACAGGTCATTTCAAAAAAGTCATGGGAGATTTTATCACCGACCATTCGAAAAGATGGGTCCGAAATTTGGATTTCGATGAACAGGGAGGAAGAAAACGATCCGCTCTGGGTAGCTTTGGCAGCAAACCCCGATGAGCGCACCATTATTCAAAAAGTTAATTTTTACGACAATCCGTTTTGTCCGGAGGAACTGAAAAAACAGGCATTTGAATGTAAGCAAAAATCAATCTCTGATTATCTGCATATATGGGAGGGAGAGCCATTGACGCAAGGTGCACATAAACTCATAGATGCTCAAAAAGTACGAGAGGCAATGAAACCGAAAATTAAAGAGACAACATCGCCTTTGGTGATTGGGCTTGATGTGGCACGTTTTGGTGACGATGCAACTGTGTTTTGTTTTCGTAGAGGGCGAAAGTGTTTGAAATTTGATGTTTATCGAAATATGGATAATGTTGAGGTGGCAAACATAGCAACAAACGTAATTGAAACACACCATCCTACAAGAGTTTTTGTCGATGTCGGCGGAGTCGGTGGCGGTGTATATGATATCCTAAAAGACAGAGGATTTATTGAGGTTGTGCGTGGTATCAATTTTGGAGCAAAAGCCATCAATGACGAGCGGTATGCTAACAAACGTGCGGAGATGTGGGACAAGATAAGAGAGTGGCTTGATGATGAAGTGGAACTTCCAAAAGATGAGGGTTTATTTGATGAGCTGACAGGAGCAAATAAGAAATATGATTTTAGGGGAAGGCTTTTTTTAGAAGAAAAAGAGGAGATAAAAAAACGGCTTGGACGCTCGACGGATATGGCCGACGCACTTTGTTTGACATTTGCTGAGCCGGTTTATGATAAGGGGCAAATCAGGCTTTACGGAAACGGAAAAGTTTCGATTGAAGAGATGTTTTTAAGCTCAAATCAAAAATATCAAGGATGGTAGAAGATGATAAAAAAGGACAAAGAGATGTATAAAATATTGCGGGGAATGAAAACCTTGCAAAGACAATATCGAAAAGAGGGCGAAAGTGAATGGTATTATCTGGATCCGCGAGGAGCAAGAACAATTGAGGATATGGGTGAGATTGATGTTGAAAGCGAACATGCTCCAAACCCATATGCAAGAGAGATATTGCTTGATGATATGAGGTGGCATCCTGAAGATTATTATGTATGGCGAACAATGGGAGATGAAAAAGTTAGAGATTTGCACGCTGCGCGAGAAGGGAAAGTATATAATTGGAATTTACCGCCCGAGGGCGGACATCCGTCAGAAGATTATAATTGTAGGTGCTGGGCAGAGGATTTTGATCCCCAAAAAATGGGAGAATTGAAGAAAGAAGATGTTATTGACTTGATTGTAGAAAGTGCTGCAGAACTTTCAGATGAAGAGTTGTATGATAGAATGTGGGAAAACATTAAAAGATTTGAGGATATAAAAAATTATCCGTATCTGGACGGCAAAGGTCTTATTACGATTGGAGCAGGTGCAAATGTGAATGATTTAGATAGTTTTTTAAGCTTAAACTTAACAATTAATGGTGAGCCTGCGACAAAGATACAAAAACTGGAGGCATACGAACATTTAAGATGGTTAAGCGAACAAAAAGATAGCCAAGGAAATTATATTAATCGTAACAGAAAGGCATATACTTTTGAAAAAGAAACAAATGTTCAAATATCGAATATAGAGGTGCGCCAAATGGCTCAAGAGCATATGAGAAATGATTTAAAGCATTTACGCAAAGAATTTTCTGATTTTGATGAATTTCCGTTGCCGTTGAAAGAAGTATTGTTAGATATACAATACAATGTGATAGGTGGTGTAAATAGAAGAAAATGGCCAAAATTATACAAGGCTATACAAGAGAAAAAAGTATTTGGTGATGATGGTATTGTGAAAAATGTAAGTAGAGCAGATATTGGAGAAAATCGCAACGAGTGGGCAAAAAGAATGGCAGAATCAATCAGATTTTGAGTTATCAATAGGCGTAACGCAATAATGAGCAGAAGATATTTTTTTTATATGTTCATCCTGAATTTCATAAATGGTTTCTTCTATATCTAAACAGGTTTTAAAAAATAATTTTTTGATATCGTAAGTACAATACCAATCAGTGGTATAATTTCCAGAAAACATAACCATAGAAGAATATTCGTCTTTGCGCCACTTCATATGGCAGAATAATTTGATGAAATCTTTTGTGTTTTCGATGAGCCGGCATTGTCCTGTTGCGTCAATAAGGTTTTTATCAGAAGGAGCACTGAATTTAACAGACGTCGGTGTTAGATATGCCCATCCGGCAGTGCGGCTCAGCGGTTTAAGAGGTTGGTTGAAAATGGGATTAATAAAGTGTTGCGGTTTATTGGTGAGAGATGTATCGGTAGCATAAATATTGCTACTAAAAAACAATCCTAAAATAAAAATTATTTTTTTCATAATGAAACCTCTTTTAGGGATTTTACATAAGGTTTGTTAAAATAAAATGAAAGAGAAAGTGAAAGTTAAAGTTGAAGAAATGTTTTTAAGCTCAAATAAAACAAGGCAGGAATGGTAAAATGGATGTTTTATATTACATCGGGTCAGGATCACATCATCATAATGATGAATTAAGATATTCGCTTCGCTCACTTGAAAAGTATTGTAAAGACGTTGAAAGGGTTTTTGTGGTCGGCAATAAGCCGGCTTTTTTAAAAAATGTGGAATATATTTGGATAGAGGATCAGTTTGAAAGGTGGAAAAATGCTTTTAAAAAAACAAAAGCAGCTATAAAAGCAGGTATTTCAAATGAGTTTTTGTTAATGAACGATGACTTTTTTATGCTCTCTGATTTCGAGGCCGCGAACTACCCTTTTTATCACAAAGGAGACATGCCGTTAGTGGCAAAAAATAAATATCAGGAAGTGATTGTGAACACAAGACTGATTTTACAAAAACAAAAAAAGCCGTTCAAACATTATGGCGTGCACTGTCCGATAAGGATAAACGCAGAGAAGTATTTAAGTTTAGAAACGTACTTTAATGAAGCGGTTTCAGCTCGCTGTTTATATGGCAATCTGTTTTGTAAAGGAATAAAAACAACAGATAACAAGGGACTGAAAATTAAAAGATCAAGACAAAAATGTTTTTCCTCCATTGAGTGGGTGGAAGAAGATGTTTTTGAAAATTTGAAAAAATGTTTCCTAAACCATCAAAATGGGAGGATGAAAATGTTTGAAGAAGTTTTGTTGCCAAACGGGTGTTTGGCTTGCTCAAGTGCAGATGTCGATAGATATCTGAAAGAAAGCGGGCTTTCGCTTGCAGGTGACTATAGCACCGCATATTTGAAGAATATACGGCGCAAAAATCAAGAGCTTCAAAGAAAAGAAGCTTTTGATGATTTTATCAATGAATATAAAAAAAGGATATGGAATGAGTGATTTAAGAGAAGAACTCGAAAAAAACTTCGCTTCGGCGATAAAGCAAAGCGAAGAAAATGATACGGTAAACACTGAGGAAAGCGATGTAACTTCTGTGCCTCAAGCGCTTGAGAAAGAAGAGACAATTGCTGCGCCTAAAAGTTATACCAAACAATTTCAGGAAAGCTTTGAAACACTTTCGCCCGATTGGCAGAAATATTTGGTTGAAAGGGAAAAGCAAATCGAAAAAGGTTTTTCTGAGATGGGAAACAAATTAAATGCCAGTAAGTGGGCTGATAAGTTTTTTGAAGAGCGTAAAGAACGCTTAAAAAATTTGGGATTTCAGTCGGCAGAAGATTACATCAGTCAACTGATTTGTCTTGATGATGCTTTAGAAGAAAACCCTTCTGAAGCATTAGCTTGTTTAGCAAAAGCTTACGGTATTAAACAAGGTAATAACAATGCATCAAGTTCGGTAACGCAGCAACAATTTTTAGAGGCACTCAATGAGGCTCAGAAAGCTTTTGAAAGGCAGCGAAGTGATGCTGCTTTTTTTGATGTGAGTCGTTTTGAAAGGGCTGTCAATGACAACGGAGATTTAAAGCATCCGTATTTAAGACAGGTTAAAAACGAGATGATCGGAGCATTAAAAAGTGGTGAGGCTTTGAGCTTGGAAGAGGCATATCAAAAGGCTTTATGGCTTAATGAACAAACAAGAGACAAGATGATTGATAGTAAAATTAACAATATTTTGTCCCAAAAATTTGAAGAAGCCATAAAAGCAAAGGAAGCTTCTTTTTTACCCAAATCGAAAACTGAGCCGGAGCCAAAAGAATTAAGCCTGCGTGAAGAATTAGAAGCTCAATTTAGAAAGGAATTTTAATTTATGACAACACCAAATACAAAATACGATTCGATTTTTACAACGACAATTGAAAATCGATCTAAAAAAATGGCTGACAATGTTACAAAGAACAATGCTCTGTTAAACAGACTTGCAGCCAAAGACAAAATCAGAACCATCGATGGTGGTTCGACAATTTTAGAAGAATTGGAATATGGTCAAGGCGACGTTGTGTGGTATTCAGGTTTTGACACAATTTCATATACGGGACCTGAACTTTTCAGTGCTGCTGAGTATGCTTTGAAATTATGTGCCGTACCGGTTGCTGTTTCAGGCGAAGAAATGCTTAAAAACAGCGGAGAAAGTCGCATGATTGATTTGTTTGAAAAACGTATTCAAAATGCCGAGAAAACAATGAGTAATAAAATCGGTGCTGCACTTTATTCTGACGGAACAGGTAGCTCGGGTAAAGAGATCGGTGGTTTGAAGTTATTGATTGCTGATGCACCGACTTCAGGCACTGTTGGCGGAATTAACCGTGCAACGTCGGGCAACGAATTTTGGCGCAATCAGGCGAATGTGATTTCATCATCTGCTAATGCTTTAACAAGTTCCACAATTCTAGGAAAAATGAACGATATGTATTTAAAATGTTCACGTGGTACTGACAAGCCGGATTTAATTGTGACAGACGATTATATGTATGACTTGTTTGAAAGTGCTTTGCAACCTCAGCAACGTTTTAGCGATCCGAAATTGGCAGATGCCGGTTTTCAAAGCTTAAAATATAAAGGTGCTGATGTGATTTTTGACGGTGGTCAAGGTGGAAGCTGTCCCGAAAAGCACATGTATTTTATGAATACAAACTATCTTTACTTGCGTCCGCATAAAGATCGCAACTTTAAAGTGATTGGCGGCGAAAGAATGGCAGTGAATTCCGATGCAATTTATAAAATTATCGGCTGGGCGGGTAACCTGACAATGTCAAATGCTGCGCTTCAAGGCGTTTTAGTTGACTATATTGCACCTGCTGCAAATAGTTAGCCTTAAGGATAAAGGGCGCACACAAAGTGCGCCCTTGGGATGAATGAAAGAATAAAAAATGAGTGTTGAATTTTTAAATTTCGAGAATATGGCAACAAATCAAAATATAAATAATGGTGTTTTTGCAAGGTTTTATGATAAAACCGTCAAAACAGGAAACATTAAGAAGAACGGATTACCGGAATTTGAAAACAGACTTTATGTCGAAATCAAAGTACGTGACCAGCGAGATGTTTTTGATCAGCCGGCAAATCAGGAACATATCAGAAGATTTGCAATTGAATACAGCAGATATTTAAACGAAAAAAAACAAAAGAAAGAAGGAACGCCGCTTGAAATGTTTGCTTTTTTAAGCCCGAACCAAATTGAGAGTTGTGCTTTAAGGGGGATATTCAGTGTGGAAAAATTAGCTCAAATGCAAAATGAAGAGGCAAGAAGTCTTGGCTTGAAAGAAGAAAAAGATTTAGCTATCCAATTCTTAAAAACAGCAAAAAATAATAAAGTAATTTTTGATTTTTTTGAAAAAGAAAAAAAATACCAAGCAGAAATTAACGCTTTAAAAGAAGAAATTGAAAGACTCAAGAAAATATAATGATCTTCGAAATTTTTCTTGATTTAAAAGGTGATGTTGTCAGTTGGGTCGGAAATGGATTGAAAGAACACACTTGTTGGGTTGGGCAAAATATGACGCTTGGAATCAAACGAGAAGGACGGTTGATCGCGGGGATTGTGTTTCATGATATCAGAGTTCGGCGTGATGTATGGTTGACAATTTTCAGCACTGATAAGAAGTGGTGTAATAGAAGGGTTTTGAGAGCGGTGTTTAACATCGCTTTTAATTTTTTGAAATGCCAACGGGTTAGCGTAAAAGTTGATGCCTTAAATTTTCAAAGTCAAAAACTTGTAGAAGGATTGGGTTTTAAAAAAGAAGGTATTCTGCGCAGTTACGAAGACAACGGGCATGATGGTTTTATTTATTCAATGTTAAAAAACGAATGTATATGGAGGACAAAAGGACATGAGTAAAAGCTTAAACGTTTTTAATAAGGTAAGTGATGGATTGAAGGTCAATTTTGACAGACGGCCGACGGATCAATATGTCACGTATTTGAATAATTATGATACACAAAATGCAGACAATGTATATCAAAATTTAGGTGCATGGGCAGCAAGAGCGAGTAGTAATCTCTCAAATATGGGAGATTATACATTTAATGTGGATGGCTCGCAAAATGCACAAAAACGCATGGAAAACGAAACTTTTCAAAATTATTTGGGTAAAATTTTGCCTGCATATGAAGCTCAAGCAGATGCTCTGCAAACAAGGTTGCTAAATCAAGGTATAGGCACCGATTCGGCAGCTTATCGTAAAGCAATGGATAGTTTGCAAGGTGCACAAAATGCTGCATTAAATGAAGGAGCGTACCAATCAATTGCAGCCGGTCAAAATGCGTTCACAAATGATTTAAATAATCAAATTGCAGCAGGAAATTTTGCAAACAATGCGCAACAAACATATATTAATCAGCTTATTTCAGCATTAGCCGGTAATCTAAGCAGTTATGATGTGGAAAATGAAAAATATAATGTCGGTAATGCCCTTGCTAAAAACAAGGCCGAAGCACAAAATAATTCTTTAACGCAAAAATTAAAGGCATTAAACATGATAAAAGATGCATCCAAAGATGTTATCACAATGGGTAGTAAGTAAGGAGGAAAAGATGTCTTTTGATAGTGAGGGAAATTTTACACGTTTGCATAATTGGGAGCAAGACAGATTAAATGATATTGGTATTTTATCCGACAGGCACGATGAAGAAGATAATAATTTTGCAGATGGTTTGAATAACTGTTTTTTAAGAGATGGACGCGTTGGTTTAAGTGGTGCGCTGAAAATGGGCGGTAATCAAATTAAAAATTTAGCGGCAGGAACAGCAGATGGGGATGCCGTAAACAAGAGTCAAGTAGAAGGAAAAATTGACAATTTAAAAGATGAAATAAATTCTTTATTAGAAGAAAATTGGTGTATCGGCGATATTAAAGCCTCACTTCAGGCAGCTAATCATGGAAAATGGCTTTTATGTGACGGTCAGGCTGTATCACGCACGACATACGCTGATTTATTTACTTTAATCGGAACGAATTTCGGAACCGGTGACGGTGTGACAACGTTTAATGTGCCTGACTATCGTGGTAAGTTCTTGCGTGGCTTGGGCGGTAACTCGGCAGCTGATGTTTATACTGTGCAAGCGGAAGGTTTGCCGAACTTGGCTGGTTGGTTGCAGGGTGCTGGTTTTGGTGTTTCTGGTTCAGATTGTGATGGGACATTGTTCAAAGGGAAAGGTGAAGGTGTCAAGGTAGATAATACTTCAAGTGCTGGACCCGATTGGCAATATTCTTTTGATGCTTCCGCTTATAACGCTATTTACGGTGCTTCATCTCATGTAACACCTGTAAACCAAGCTGTTAACTACTTTATTAAAGCACTTTAAGGGGGTGATTTAAATGTCTTGCAGGAAAGGCGGTAGAAGAAAATGAGTAAAATCTTTGATTTAGATAAGATTTGGGCATATTGCATCACGGGGACTTTGAGCTTTTTCGAGCCCCTGTGGGTGCTTATGCTTTGGTTTTTCATATTTGTGATGTGCGATATGATAACCGGCGTTTCGGCTTCAATTAAGGAAAGAAAGATAATCACCTCAAACAAGCTCTCACGGACAATCAGAAAGCTTGTTATGTATTCAATGGCAATTGTTTTAGTTCACGCCATTGATGTTGAGATGATTACGATTGTTAATTTGGGATTGGCTCGGATATGTTCGGCGATTATTTGCGGTATTGAGCTTTATTCTATTTTAGAGAATTGTTACCGTATTACAGGAAACGAGGTCTTTAGAATCTTAACGCAATTCACCTTGAAAAAAATTGAAGACAATACAGGTGCAAAACTCCCGAAAAGAAAGCGCAAAAAATGATAACATTCAACGATGCAACAAAACGATTATTGCTTCATGAAGGAGCCGTTAATCATATTTATATTTGCCCTGCCGGTTATAAGACAATCGGTGTCGGAAGGAACTTAGAAACAAACCCCTTAACACCAAAGGAAAAAGCGGTTGTGGGTGATATCACAAAGGGAATCACCGTTGACGGCGCAATGTATCTCTTAAAAAACGACATTAAACGCTGTGAGCATGACTTAATCAAAAACATCTCTTTTTGGTATCAGCTTGATGACGAAAGGCAATATGCGCTCCTTGATATGTGCTTTAATATGGGAATTAAACGCCTCTTAGGCTTTAAGAGAATGTTGAACGCCATGCTTATCGGTGATTATAAAGGCGCGGCAAAAGAGTGTTTGAACTCAAAATATGCTCGTGATGTCGGGAAAAGGGCTGTCAGGATTGCACGGCTTATTGAAACAGGAGTTTGGACAGTATGAGTTTCGAGGTTTACAAAACGATTTTCCTTTCACTTGTGGTTGTTGGCTTATGCGTGGGGTTTTACCTTTTAGGCAAATCTCACGCCGAGGTCAAAATCGTTAAAGAAAAGGGGGAGGAAATTGTCAAAGAAGTGGAGGTTATTAAGTATGTGGATAAGCAAAAAGCTGAGATATGGGGCAAGCCTAACGCTTCTGATGTTGAGCTTATCAAGCTGTTCATGCAAGATCAGTTATGACAACTGCCCTGTTTACCCAAAAGGCGGGGAAAAAGTCGGTAAAGAATTGAGCCGGTTAAAGAGCGCGGAGTTTGAAAATACGTTTGAGTGGCTGGCAAGGATAAACAAATTAAAACAAGAACTTGATTTATGTGAAAGGAATTAGAAATGGCACAAGAAGGATTAACACAATTAACAAAAGAGTGGTCGGTATTGTCTGACATCATCACGGTTGATGCGGACAAAACTTATTATATCCAAAATCGAGGGTCTGATATGTTGCTTGCCTGCGAAGGGGCTGCAGAACCCAATGATGCGGTTGGTGTTTTGGTAAGACCGTTCGAGGTATTAAAATATAAAAAAGGCACTGGCTCACTTTATGTTAAAGCCTATACAACAACTTGTACAATCAATATCACAAGTGAGGCTTAATATGCTCGAATTAGTTGAGGAATTGGTTGCTGGAACGGCGACGGCAGGCGGACAAGGGGCGGCGTCTTATGATGAAATTACAGCCACAAATAAATCGGGTGCAAGTGTATCAAAGGGCGATAAGGTTTGGTTAAATGGTGCGGATATAATAAACTTTTCTGATGGGCAAAAAAATCTGAATTACCTAAGAAAACAAGGAAATCCGACAATTTCATCAGATTACATTTCAAGTAATTTTAGCTCAAGCAATTACATTTTGGGGGACACAACGCCACAAATAGAAGGTTTTGATACAAAAAATTGTATTGGTTACATTAAATTTAATTCGGGAAGTTTAGTCTCTTCTTCCGGTTTTATTATAGAGGGAAAAGCAGGTTGTTTTCCGGCATTACAATTACAGAATTCTAATTTTAATTATTGGAATGGGAGCGCCACAACAACAGCTTTTTCTGTAAGTGCTAATACAAACTATTGGGTTAAAACTGAAGTAACAAACGGAACGACAATAAAGTTTTATAAAAGCACGGACGGTCAAACTTATACATTAGAACATACAGGAACCGTGAGCAGTCAGGCGGGGAATCAAGTCAATATCTTTTCTATTGGTTACGCAAGCTATTCATCATATTTTAGAGGCACGATTGACCTAAAGGAAGTAAAAGTCGAAAATGCAAATGGCGATGTTGTTTGGACAGCATTGAGGGAAGCTGCCTCTCCAAATATTACAGCGCAAACCCTAACGGGATTTTCTTTGGAAAATATTGCAAACAATGCAACGGGAAAGGTCAAAACTGTATTGGAGTAGAAAATGGGGCTAATCATGGCATTTTTTAGGCGGTTTTTCGGGGGGTATAACTCAAAGTTTGACTTCCTTGAAAAACGAGGCGTGCAGGCGATTATCTGCATTTTATCCGTGTTTTTATGGGAGCTTTATAAAGGTCTTAACTGGTGGAAAGCTCTCATAATAGGGGTGTTGGTGTATATCTTTTGGTGTAAAGGTCACTGGTATTATTTTATGTGCGGCACCGAAGATGACAAGTATATTGACGAACAGCTTGCAAAAGGGCGTAAACCTGCGATGAACTGGATCGTCAAGCCGGTCAACAAATGGCTCGGATTTAAAGAGAGCTCAAGTCAGTATTGTTTTGTCGGTATGCTGATCAGATACACGGTCTATGCTCTGCCGGTGGCTTTGTTTGTGGGGTGGAAGTTTTATAACGCCGCTTTTGCAATACCCTTTGTTTATAATGCGATGTTTTGGGTGGAACTGCCTAAGACAAGGTTTTGCAAGGCACCGACAAACTGGGCAGAGTGGTTTTCAGGTTTAATCATTGGATGGAGTTTAATATAAATGACGGGAACGGTTCAAAACAATATAATCACAGTAAGACAGGGCGATAGTTTCGCCCTTAATTTTGAGCTAAGAGAAAAGTGTAAGCCGGTTAATTTAACGGGCGCAACAATGCTCATGCAGGTTAGAGATGAAAACGACAACTTGAAGTTTTCTTTAGCCGGAACGGCGGTTGACGTTGTAAACGGTAAGATGGCGCTTTTATTTACGCCTGTTCAAACAAGCTTGCCGGTTGGTGATTATAACACCGATATTCAGGTGACTTTACAAGACGGATCGGTGAATACGATATTTCCGGCAAATGTCAATCAAATCGGGGTTTTTAGGGTAACAGAACAAATCACAAAATAGGTGATCAAATGAGAATAGAAGAAGAAAGCGCACAATTGGGTGTTTTGGTAGGTGAATCTTCCAAAATTGCCGTTGCTGTTGAGCCTGAGCATAAAATCGACGTTATCGTTGGCGAGGCGGCAAAAATGGATTGCACGCGTGCCATTAACTACATCAAAAGCGGAACGGCTGAAATTGGAAAAGCTGTTGAAGATGGTATTGAAGATTTTAATATAAATGCTGTTGCTAAAACAGGTGCGTTTAATACAAACGTTGCAAATAAGACAAATACATTTAATCAAAACGCAACCAACAAAACGCAAGACTTTAACGACAACGCAACGTCTAAAACAGCGTCATTTAACAGCAATGCAACGGATAAGACAACGGCGTTTAATGACAATGCAACGAATAAGACAACAGCATTTAATAATAATTCGACTTCAAAGACGGGGGATTTTAACACAAATGCCACAAATAAAACAAATGACTTCAACGATAATTACACTTCCAAAAAAGCCTTAATTGACGCAGAAGTTCAGACAGCATCTGGTTATGCGGCCGAAGCAAAACAATGGGCGACAGGTGATCCGACAGAGCCGGTCGGGAACTCTGCAAAATACTGGGCAAACGAGGCTTCAAGTACGTTTTCAAGCAAGGCAAACATTGACCTTTCGAACCTTTCTGCAACAGGAGAGGCAAAGTTTGATGCCAAGCAAAATGTTTTAACGGCAGGAACCGGAATTAACATTACAGGCGATGTGATTTCTGCAACAAACACCGGTGCAACATGGGGAAACATAACAGGAACGCTCTCAAATCAGACAGACTTGAACAACGTATTAACTAAAAAGCTAACTTTCATTGTTGGGGAGCTTCCTGAGGCGACCGCAGATGATGTTGATAAGGTGATTTACCACGTCAACAACAACAATGAAGTCCACCCGTATAAAGGATTTGAAAGTGAATATGACGAAGATGAATGGGCTGAAACATCACTTCAAGAATCTGACCCTGAAATCGGCGGTGTTGATATTGATATATCTGTATTCAAAGAAATATATCATGTGGAATATGGTCAAAAAACAGAAGAATGGTGGGAGGAAGCTTTTGAAACATTTCCCACCTTTACGCTCACCCGAGAGGAAATTGGGGGGAGTTATTATGCTCGTATTTACTGGGATGCTTATTCAGATGTAAATTATATGGAAGAAAGTATAAACCAAGCTTTTACATTCTATGATGAAGAATGGGAAGAAGAAATTCCTATTGAGAATATAGAAAGTGCAAGCTGGGAAGTCTACTATTATCCTGCGACTTCATATACCGAATATGGTTGGATAAGCCTTAAAACTGCTAGAGCAATAGCAAACTGGGGAAATATACAGGGGTCTTTGACTTCTCAAACAGACTTAAGTAATGCCTTAAATGCCAAACAAGCGACATTGGTATCAGGAACAAACATCAAGACCATCAACAATAACTCGATACTCGGAAGCGGTGATTTAAGCATTGGTGGCGGTTCAAATCGTAACGTTGGCGAGATTGTTCAATCGACAATACCATTATCGGATGCAGGGTTACATCTGTTAGACGGTTCGATTATTTCAGGTGGCGGCTCTTATGATGATTTCATAACGTATGTTTCGGGGCTTGTTAGCACTTATCCTGATTTGTTTGAAACAGAGGCAAACTGGCAATCATCTGTAACAAATTACGGCGTTTGCGGTAAGTTTGTATATGATAGCATCAATGGCACGTTAAGGCTTCCCAAAATAACAGGATTCACCGAAAGTACAATAAGCCCGACAACAGTAGGCGATTTAACTGAGGCGGGGTTGCCGAATATTGCAGGTTCAATCGGCGGTGTGCGTGGCGACTTTATGAGCGCAACAGGAGCTTTTGCGGCTTCTTACGGCGATATGGATCATGGTGGAACAGGTATTACGAGCGGTTATAGAAATATTGATTTTAGTGCTTCAGATTCTAACTCTATTTACGGAAACAGCTTAACGGTTCAACCTCAAACAATCAAAGTGCTTTATTATATTGTTGTTGCAACATCAACCAAAACAGATATAGAAGTAGATATTGATGAGATTGCGACAGACCTAAATGGAAAAGCAGACACAGACCTTTCAAATATCACAACAACGGGCAAAACGAAAGTTTCAAATCTTCCGATGCCGTCATCAAGTTATGTTGATTTAACACTCGGTGCAAGCGGTGACTCTTATACAGCTCCGGCAAATGGCTGGGTCGTTCATGGATTTGTCAGTTCTGGGGCTGGTCAGCATAACAATTTAGGAATAAAAAATAACGGCTCTGATTATATGTTTGTAACAGCGGGTCCGGCAACGGCTTCATATCAAAATTTATGGACAGTACTTCCTGTAAAGAAGGGAGATGTGTTTTACCTTTATTATGGCACGTTCTCGTCAGTAATTGCTTTCAGGTTCATTTATGCTCAGGGAGAAATATGATGTTTTACGAGATTTTAAGTGACGGCACAATCGGAAGGTCAACACCTGATGAAAAGGTTGCAAAGTCTTTAGGATTAACCTTAACGACAGACCGTGAGATTGTTTACGGGTATGACGGCAAGCGGTATTTTAAGGGCGATGAACCCATTTATGAGCCGAGCTATACCGAAAAGCGTGTGGCGGAATATCCGAGCATTGGAGACCAGCTTGATATGCTTTACTGGGATAAGGTCAATAGCACGGAAACATGGAGAGAAACAATCGCTAAAATCAAGGCAAAATATCCGAAGGGGTAGAGATAATTAACGACATTAAAGTTGTTTTGTTTTTGATAGCGGCAGTGATTGCTTTTGCCATCATACTTTTAAGAGCTAACACAGCTATAGGAAAAGAAGTCGCCGGCGATTATCGAGGTGCGCCCAAAGAGCGCATGAATTCAAAATATGTGTGAGATGTCGGAGAACGTGCGACAAGAATTGCGGCTTATTGAAATAGGAGTTTAGGTAAAAGAGGAATAATATTACAGGAAAGGAATAAAATATGAGCTTATTTAAAAAAAGAAAAAAACATCCTTGAGAAGAAGATGAGGACGAAGAAGAGGAATATATCAATCCGACAAATTGGTCTGTACGTCAAGAACTTGAAAATGCGTTTCATCATCCTCAATACGAAGATGATGAAAATGGAAGTGTTTTTAAGGATCTTGACACATCAAACATGAATTTGAGGCAGGAATTAGAAGCAAAATTTAGGGTATTAAATCAAAATCCGTATCAAACAAAGATAACGCCTGATTTATTTGAAAAAGAAAATAACGATGATATTGTTGATGATGAGCAAAAAGAGGAAGAGCAAAATCCTTATATTTTTTCAAAAAATATGCGAGACCTTTTGGGGCAAATAGAATCAGGAAATGATTATACAAAAGTAAATTCAGAAGGTGGTGGATTTGGAGCATTAGGAAAATATCAAATACGGCGAGATGGATTTAAGGATTCAGGATATATTGATCAAAACAACAAATGGATTGGAAAAAGCAATATTTATTCAAATCAAGATTACTTAGAAAATGAACAAGTGCAAGAACAAGCGTTAGACGATTTTATGAAGGCTAAATATGCACAACTGAAAAACAATGGTTCGTCTGAGTATTTAGGATATCCGATAAAAGGCATAGTGGATAATTTTGATATTACTGATACTGGATTATTAGCAGCAAGCCATCGGGAGGGAGCCGGTGCTGTTCATAATTATTTGTCTCACCTTGAAAAAGATTCAAATGGTCGCTACTATATTGATTATGATAAAATATCTGATCCAAGAATACGAGAAATGTTTAAGCGAATTGAAACAAGATTGCGTCGGTTTGCTAAGTAGTTTTATGTTTTTGTTGACCATATGTGGTAAAGCTCATGCTTTGCCACAGGATTATCCTTGTAGATTTTTCACACTCTATGAAACAAAAATTTTAGAGCAAAATGCAGATGAATTGCATAACTTATATAAAGGACAAGACGGTAATTACGTGATAGAAATTGAGGCTTTTTGGAATCTCAATTCACCTGATGATAGTGCTGACTGTGGGACGGCTGGTTGTGTTGGTTCAATAATTAATATGAAAACGAAACAAGAGCATTTTTTGAGTTTTTTTTTGTAA